TCTTAAGTCGAAAGTTCTAACACCATCAACTGTAATCTTACCGTAGAAACGGTTGTTCACCATCTTCTTAGCGTATCTAGTCATGATACCTTTGATTGGTGTGAAGTTGAATGGGTTATACATTGTAGGTGTCAACTGTAATGGTACGTATGGTGCGTAAACGTAACCTGTATCCAATAAAGATGAACCTTTATGACCTAACAATACTGTGTTTGGTGGGAAGTAAGGGTCACGGTAAACTTGGTATCTACCTGATAACGTACCTACTCTCTCAATACCCATGTTGTATTGGTCTTGGTCTGGTGCTGCGTTTGATACGTGGAAGTATTCCAAGTCATCAAAGATTGCAGAAATTTCAGAAGAAACTACAATCCAGTTAGCACCACCTCTCAATGTTGATTTGTGGATTTGAGCTGAGATTTGGTTGATAGCAGTAATCAACGTTTGGTTCCAGTCTTTTTGGTTATAGTTAACTGAACCGTTAGATACTCTCTTCCATCCGTTGTAATCCCAACGTAATGACCAAGCCGCACCTTTTCTCAAGTCTCTTAAGATTTCACGGTCAATTTCAGCTGCCACTTGCTCAGATAATAAAGCTGTCAATTCAGCTTCAGCATCGATGTTGTGGAATGCAGAAACGTCTTGTGCAAGTTCTGGAGACCATTGTGCTCTTAATTTTCTTTCTGTTACAGATACAGTAACTGCATCAAGGTCGAAAGATACCTCACCGATAGCGTCTTCAAACTCTAAAGTTTCGTATCTTCTCCATGCCGCAGTGAACGTGTCACCTGAAGCAACTGTAGTACCTGTGTAACCGTCTAATGAATCAGATGAACCAATAGCCGCTGGAGTTGATAGGTCTAATTCTAAGTAGATGATACCTGTTACGTCACAGATATTGTCATACTTACCACCTGGACCTGATTCTGGGAATCTTGCAATTGCTTCATTACCATATTCTACGATACCTTTACCGTATTTCTGAGTAACCACTCTGAAGTTATAATAAACGTCAGTAGCTAAGTCCTCGTAACACTCTAAAGATGCTAAGAAATCTTCGTTATCCATTTCTTGACCATCAGGACCGATTAATTTACCAGCACCTGCTGAAGAGAAACCTGATAATGCGAACAACAAACTTCTTACGTTTGCAGATGAAGCACCTAATACGTCATCTAAAGTAGTTGGTACCAATGCACCTGCATCCCATTTAACTGGTTTCAAGTTAGCAGTCAATGCAGTAAATGCACCTTTTGAGTAATCAAATAGACCAGCTGGGTCAGAGTTTGGTGTTTCACCTTCGTAGAAACGGTCGTACAAGTTCTTACCACCATCGTAGTTAGAATCTGAATCCGTAGGACCTCCTGGTGCACCGAATGGTTTCACGTGAGTACCGTTAGCGTTTCTGTTCTGGATTTTAGGTACGAAGTAGAACAATTTACCGATTGGTAAGTTCATAGCTTGTACAGATACGATATCGTTAGCTAATAATTTAGAGAATACTCTTCTAACGATAGGAAAGACTACAGTTTCGAATGAACCTGAGTCAGAAGCGTTTGCTGCTTCGTTGATTAAGTGAGACGCTTGGTTTTCGTATAACTGTGCTACGTTTTCTTTCAAGTGACCTTTCAAGCCATCTAAGAAACCTAATTTGTCCCATTTGTTGATTGTGTCTTCTTTGATAACTTTCAAGTGCTTAAGACCGATGTTACCAACTAGACCTGATTCTAATAATGCTCCCATTTTTAGTAATTTTTAAGTTTTATTTTATTTTATTATTTTTGACATCAAATCCTTCATTCTCATGAATTGTGGATTCTCATATGTCTTAGATTCGATAAGATTTGCTGATGAACCTTTAACAGGAGTCTTACTTACTTTCTCAGTCATAGATTCTGAGATTGTGTTAGCTTCCTTGCTTTCAAATTCTTCTTTCAAAGTCTTATACAAACCTTTTGATTCTTTCAATGTTTCTACTGAATCGAATCTTCTGAGGATATTGATTTTCTCTTGCTTAGTGGTAGTGTTCTCTGTGAACAAACGTGTAGCGTAAGCCAAGTTAGAGTTGAATACTGCAACCTCGTTCAACTTCTCTTTGAAGATGTTAAGTGCCTTACGGTACTCTTCATTCTTTTCTCTAAGTTGTTGTAACTCTTTTTCTGTACCTTCACCCAAACGAGCTTTGTTTGGTACTGAATGTGGTTTAGGTAGACCTTTAGATTTGTCAGATGACGCTTTCTGTCCAGCTGCGTGACTTCTCACCATACCTTCAGTAGCTTCTCCTTCTTCCATTTCACCTTCTCTTGTTTCGAAATGTGCGTCGTCTCTTCTTGCTTTTTCAGAATCTAAATCCTTGTCAGCAATTTTACCATGCTTCATTCCTTCTCTTTCGTCTTCACGGTCATCATAACCCTGACCTTCAGCCATTTCCTCTTCTTTATACCCTTCTTCCATATCGTCTTCTTCAGATACTTCGATTTCGTAAACAACTTCGTCCATTTCTTCTTCCATGTCACCTTCGTACATTTCTTCTTCCATATCACCCTCAGCCATTTCTTCCTCTTTCTCTTCTGATTCCATTTGGATTTTGTATTCAACGTCAGCTTCTTCGTCTTTGAGTACAACATCGTCACCATCTTGAGAGATGATAATTCCGTCTTCTTCACCCATAGCTTTGAAAACCTTTAAGATTTCCTCGTCAGATGCTCCTGTTAAATCAAGAGGTAAAAGAACTTCTTCTTCATCATCAACTTCCAACTCATCACCAGGTAAGTCCATCATCAACATATCTTCTACGTCTTCCATGTCCATCTCCTCGCCTTCATCTTCCATTTCTGAATCTTCATCAGATTCCATGTCCATATCAATGTCCATTTCCTCTTCTCCGTCTTCCATGTCAAGTTCCATTTCTTGTTCAGCCATTTCTGACCCTTCTTCCATTTTTGAACTTTCTTCCATTTCGACTGCGTCAACCTCCTCTTCCTCAGAGAGCGATTCTTTTACTAATTCACTGATTTCTTCCTTCATAGTAGAAGCAAGTATTCCTTTTGCATTTTCCGTTACGGCTTCTTCCAAATTTTTCATTTGAAGTAGTGCCTCTTCAACTAATGATTTTTTAGTTTCGTTTGCCATTTTTTACTATTTGCGCAAATGTTTATTTATTCTTATCATATAAATAGTATGAAATATGGAAAAATATCACATACGAAACATAAGAGCATAAAAAAATCGGAAGTCACCCTCCGATTCTTAAATTTTTTGGTTTGGTTTTTGTTATTCGTAAACCTCGTCGATTTTACTTTCAGCACATGCGGTGATTCTCCAATCATGTGGGAAACCCTCGAATTTCTTAGTAACTTTAGATTCAACTTCTGTTACGTTGTATCCTTTTACAAGTTTCTCTTCTCTGATTTTTTTAATCTTTCCTGAATTCTCGTCAGGTAGGTCATACTGAATTTTTGCTACGAAATATTTCTCATCCATGGTTATAAAATTTTTAATTACCTAAATAATCGGATAATCTTCTCATTAAGTCAATAGATGCACCCATTCCACCATCAATTCTTGCTTCAGGTTCAGGTCTTTTTTCCTCTTCTAAGTTTTCTTCGTACTTACCTTTATCGTCCTTATTAAGGAAAAGGTATGCACCTGGAGTAGATGGAGACGATACAAGGTCAAAACAAATAAGTTCAAAATCCTCCTGTACTTCGTTTCTTTCACCCTTCTTAGCCAATGAACCTACACCACGTGAGGATACACCCATGGTAACACCTTGTCTCATTAAGTTTGCCGCTTGGTCACCAGGACAAGAAACAACACCACTATCATGGAAACCAGGTGAAGTTAATAATTTTAACTTACCCATCAATGTATTACCTTCCCACCACATATCAGTAATAAGATGTGATACACGGTCCAAATCAATCAATGATGATTCAGGGTGGTTCAACTCAGAAATGGATAAACCTTTATTAATTGCCCCTTGATATCTTTCGGCTTCTCTTCTTAATATTTTTTCAGGGTAAACACGACCGTTTCTGTTTGGTGTGTCAAATTTTTGTAATACCGCATAAAACTCAAATGGCTTCGAGTGGTCCAACTGACCATACGATTCTTTGATAACTTCAGCATTACGACTATCGTGTGGGTTTACATATCCTGCATCCCATTCAATCAATATTCCCTTCCCTGTATCTTGTGGTCCTAAAACTCTCATATGAATAAATCTTTATTATAAATACTTTAGAATGGAGATTATTCTATGATGACATCGAATTCACTTACCGTCACTCCAATATATTTGGAATATTTAGCGTTCATTACTTCAGCAACTCTGTTATTAATAACATGACCTAATAATAAATCTTCTCCTGAATAAACGTCTTTGATTGCCCAATGTGTGGCGAAACTAGTCACGTCTTGTTCACCATAATAAGTATATAAAATCTTATCAATCATGACTCTGACAGAAATGTCATTATCTTCCATATCACCTTCTAAGATTACATTTCTAAAAGTCACTATAGTAAAATCCTCATTTACCGTGAAATCAGACGGGTCAATAAGATTATTGAGGTCATCAATGGCGGTGTTAGCCTCACTGATGACCTTTCTTAATTTTTGTAGTTGTGATTCTGTAATTTTGATTTTCACGAAAAAGGTCTTTAAGATAAATATTCTTTCTTTTTCGTTTTGGTCTTAGACAATGTAAAATAATCTGAAGACATCAACTCATCTGAATATATTGACTTACATATTTTCTTTACACGGTCTCTCAAAATAATTGATTTGAAATCCATGTGTTCTTTTACAAATAATGTAACCTCTAAATTCATGAAAGATTTTTTACCCATTTGAATACCACTCGTTCTTAAGTCTAAATCTACAATATTATGTGTTTCAAAAATTAATGGGTCAACACACTCTAATAAGTTATGTTTAATGTTGCGATTTAAGTTTCCGTTTATTCTGTTCCAATTGTCACTTTCAACAGTTGGTTCAATCCATGATTGAATTGAAATGTAAATTGATTTTAAGTTTTGTGCGTCTACAGTACCATAACTACACTTAGCGTTTTCGAAAATATTTAATTTCGAACTTTTACCTTTTTTCATATATTCTTCATATATCTTCTCGTTTATTTGTTGATAAAAGTATAAGAAACTTTTTCCCTTCAGTCAAAATTTGACTTAAAAAAACTATTTATTATAATAGTCAAGTATGTTAGTAGTAAAAGTAGACAAAAAAGGTGGTATTGAGAGAGCACTCAAAAATTATAAGTATAAGGTGATAAAAACCAAACAACTTAATAATTTACGAGAAGGAAGATATCATGAGAAAGACACCACCAAAAAAAGGAAACAACTCCAAAAAGCCAAATATGTAGAAAAAAGAAAGGGTTTAGAAGACTAAACCCTTTTTTAATTATAACCCCTCGTGTAGTTGTCGTAACTTATATAACGAAACTAAATCGTTTTTACTTTCGTTAATCTTTTCAATGGTCTTACCAATCTTTTCTTGAAGTTCTTTATCGTCACTTTCGTTGATATTACCCTGTAGTTTAGAAACCACCGATTCTTTTAGAGTATTCATCTCTTCTGAGATTTGTTCTTTTGTCATTGATAATAATGATTTCAATTCTTCTTTCTCAGCTTCGTTAATATTATCATATTCTTTGTTGAAAGTGTTCGATGCGATTTTCAACATTGTAGATAATGGTAAATTTACTGATTCTTTAATAACGTCTTCAATCTTTGTTTCAGAAAGTGTTCTTTGAATCTTTAATTTTGATTCTACAACAACTTCTAATTTAGTTAAAGATTTTTCGTAAATAACGTTATCAATATCTACGTAATTATTTTCAACAGACTCATCTAAAAGTTGATTAACCCATTTAGATAATTCTTCAATTTTTTCTTTGTTATTTGTGATGATATCATTTAACTTTTCAAACGACTCATTTACATATACTGAAGCAACTTCTTTAGACAAACCTTTTTGTGAACTTAATTCATCATAAAGGTAATAGGCTTCAGCCAAATTTTTGTCACCCAAGATTCTCTTTTTGAAACCCTGAAGGTTAGACTTAAAAGATTGTTTACCGTAAGTAGAAACTAACGTTCTTTCAATCTTTGATTTTATAGTACCGAACTTATTCATAATTGTTTTATTTATAAATATTACTATTTGAGTAACTGGTTCAACTTTTCTTCCATCTCACCTAATGACTCTCTACCTTTAGATAGGTCAATAGTTTCGTCTTGACCAAAT